CTCTTACTTATTACTTAGGAAGACGCAGGCCAGAACTCTCCCTAGCGAATTTTCATCAGAAAACCCGTTAGATGATAACCAATCTCATTACTTGAGGATAAGGCCAAGCTATAAAGTACAGATTCATAGCTCGATAGTGTTTACGTGTCTGTCACGCCCTAGCACTGCACACTATCAATTAATAATCACAACGGGAAACCGAATAAAACGCCAGTTTAGGTTTTGCTTTATGTGAATATTAACTCAACTCTCACAGCCCCGCTTTGCTAGGTTCTAAGCTAGCGGGTTTACCATGATGACGGCCTGGTTACAGTTTGCCCCAACATCATCAGGACAAGCAAAGGTAGGATTCTAGAAACGAAAAAGCGCTTACAGGTGACCTCTGGTCTGAGGGAGATATGTGAAAACCCTCGAAGTCACGTGTAAACGCTCTATCATATCTTTTTTAAGCCGACCAAAGCTTGTAACTGAATTATACACCACATAACCAACAGTGCAAACCTTAACCGCAATCTGTGCAAAAGTTAAATACCGATTAGTTATATGTATATGCCAATTTGTTATTTCACTGCAACAAAATAATCTAATAGTATTCAGCTATCGAAACAAACGGAGTAAATAAAATGACAGATAACATATTCGCACCTGAATCAATGAGTGATTTATCATTCACACAGACAACTATGCACATGAAGCGCTATTGTGCCGCTCAAGATGTTAAGCACTTAATTAAAACACCTAGCCAGCTTGCAGAGTCTCACAATAAGCAAATGAAGCGCGTTATTATTCGCAAGAATGGCGTAGTTGTTAGCGATAAATTAGGCTATGCAAAGCCAAGCGCAAAGAGATATAAATATGGCTCGTAAAAAGAAGTACAACAAAATGAAAGGTGCTCTAGCTTGTGCTAGGGCCGGCCTTAAAAATCTAGCGGTGTTCCATAGTCAAATTGATGGAAACGAAAAATACACTGCTCATATGTTGAATTACAAAACAGGTCGATCTATTGATGTTGGTTATTCAATGGCTCAGTCCGTGTCAAAAATTCGACACCTATGGAATATTCACTTAATTGCTGTAGGTGTGGAAAGCAATGGTAAATCACGCTTTGAAGTTGAAGAAGTAAAGCTTACTGAGCCACTTTTACAGTCTCAGCTAGTAGACTACCTTAATGAAGCACACGAAGCTCTTGCAGAGAGTTTCAGAGAGCGCAACACGCTTACTAATCTATGCTGGTTAGCTGTGCCTAATGGTGATTCAATCAGTAATGAGCAAATTGATAATATTTTAACAGTTAGAAGAGCTTGGGCTTTAACTGAGCTTGCTGGCTAAATAAAAGCCCCAATAACGGGGCTTTCTTTTCTAGTCTAAATTCATATTGCCGCTAGGTATTTCATTGCCTAGCCTTTCCTTGTAATCGACTACCGTATCAGCATCAAGTGTTAGGTTGTTTTCTTTCATTACCTTAAATAGATACTCATCAGGGTATTTACCTTGGAAATTCATGGTTAGCAACTGCTGCATCATTTGAGGGCTAATACCATCATCGTAGAATTTACGGTTAAGCTCTAAAATAAACTCATCAGGCTGGCCGCTTTGATTGTTAAACATCATCATCCACTTAATGACATTTTTATCACCCGCTTCAATATTGCTAACAATACCACCCAGACTTGCAAGGCTTGAGCTTTTGCGAATTCTCGCCGCCTCCGCAGTTTCGTTTTGGCCCACTGTGATAATCTGCGCGCCAATCTGAGCCATTGAATCGACATCTTTATCCATGGTCTCAAGCAGCATAGAATCAACGCTAATCTGAGCTAGACCAATTTCACAACCAACATAAGCAGAGCCACCAAACACAGGTGAACCACCTTCCGCAATACCGTTAATTTGCATAAACTCCTGCGGTGATACACCCTCGTTAAGGCTAAATGTCGCAGTTGGCGAGCCAAACAACCAAGTAGCCTGTCTCATAGTCGCATCAGAGTTGAATAATGCAATGTTAATCTCAGCTATCTTATACAGTGGAAGCGGATCAACGCTTGGCGTGTTATCAATAGAGCCGTAAAACTGGAATGGTATATAATCAAGCTTATTGCCATTACCTAGAGTTGGCTGATAGATAATCTCATTAGTACCATCATCAAGCTTAACACTGTAATAACCCTCATCATCAAGATAAAGCTCATAAGAAACATTGAACTCAACACGGTTAGGCGAGCCATCAGAAAAGTCTATCTCAGTTCTGCACTCTTCCAAGCGAACATAGTTTAATTGCTTGCGTCCGTTGATAATCTTCTCAGACCAATCCTTGATGTTTTCAGCTTTGAATGCCTGCGCTCTTGCGTACAGTTGGCTTTGCCTAATGTCTGCCGCCGTTCTTTCACCGCTTGAACCTGGATAATCAACCCACACACCATAACGGCCAACTGAGCAAACTTCCCTAAGCTTTTCTTTTAAGCTGTCGTAGTAGCTATTGCCTGAACGCGTAAATGTTTCAGTAATGTAGGAGATAGACTCAGGCAAGTCTTGCTCTTGATCATCCAAGCTTTCGCCCGTCAACTTATAAGGTCGCATCATTGCTGCACCGCATAAAATATCAAGCGTATTACCTACGTAGTTTTTAAATACAGCTCGATTAGCAAAGGCATAATAAGACTCGTCGCTAATATCGGGCGCTCGCACAATGTAGCCTTGATTGTAGTTACTTAAGCCTGTGTAATCGCAAGCCGCACCTTTGCAAGCTCTTTGCTTTACCATATCATTAACGCAATCACGCACAAGCTGATACTTCCTAGTGTGCGCTGAGCATTCTTCGTTTACTGTTAAATTTGTCATAGTCATCTCATTCTTAATCCGCCAGTCCACATAGGCTTGATTATAGGGTATTCATAGGCGATATAATAGCCACCAGCGTCGTTGACGTCTTCTGTTCCATCTTTGTCTGGCTCACCTCTATCATTGTAAACCTGCTGTTCTAGCTTCTCTGTGTAGTGAGGGCAAAGCTTAGTATTAATGAATAAAGTGCGCTCACCTTTTGAATTACAGAAAGCTGCATTCATTGAGTTAACCCTGTCTTTTACAGGTGGGTTCTTTGATTTTGCTCTAACTGTAAAGCCTGCATTTTTAAGTAAGCTTATATCAGTCTCACTTGCCCCGACTGATTTGCGGTTTTTGCCTGAGCTGTCAGGGTAAACATAAATAGTATTAAGCTTTTCAAATTCACCCTCTGACACCTCGCGCCAGTATTTACGCTTAATCAACCTAATCATTTCTGGAGTGTCATAAGCATCTATAAACTCATCAATCGCATGAGGGTTACCGTTTCTCAAAACATAAACAACTGCACACATGCGGCCAACATTGAAGTCCATGCCGATGTAAATAGATTCACCTTGCTGGTATTGCTCAGTTGAGTTATTCAACCGCCTGTCGAATTGTGGATAGACTGTCCCGCTTGTTAAGTTAACAAAGTCACCATTCACATAAGCATCAACTAAGCTACCTGGGTAAGTTGCATATAATTTATCAATGTAATCATCAGGCAGGTTTTTAGCGTTCTTTAGTGTGCTAGCTTTGACCAGTGAGTAATACTTTTGCATTTCTGGCTTTTCTCTTAACTGTTTGACAAAAAAGTCATACATCCAATTAAAGCCCTCTGGCGTAGTCGTAAAGTCAACCGTGTTAACCTTGTAATCATCCCGAACCGATGACATTCGAGCGACTATCTTTTTCCATGCTGCATCAGCCTTGGCTTTCTTCATAGTGTCGATTTCATCAACTAAAGCATGGCTAATATCAAAGCCGACTATTCTGTGCGCGTGCTCCATTGATCGACATTTAACAGTTGCATAGCATTTCCGTCCAACCATTAGCTTTGCCGTTTTGCTTGATACGTTAATATCAACCCAGCATTGCACGCCAACATGATGAGAGAAAGCCTCACCAACTTCTGCAATCGTATCGTAAAAAATATCTGTGATTTGCGGATAGGTGGGGGCAAAATAACCAAGCTTAATACCTGGGTAGTTAACTGCCAAAGTCCAAAGCCTAAAGCACCCTACAAAAGTCTTGCCTGCTCGATAACCGCCAACGTATCCTCTAAATGGAGTTGTTGAGGCTATAAACTCACCTTGAGGCTCATTAAGCCGTATACCATCACTTAGAGGCATCAACAATTCTCACAGGTATAACGGTAAGCTTCTCGTCTTGATCTTCTTCTTTAGCGACATGGCCAGATTTGTATTTGATAGGCGCTAGTCTTTCAGCATCCCACTCAATAGCTCTAACCTTCTCTTTTACTAGATTTCCCCAGACGTTATAGTTAAAGCCTTCTGGCATATCGCCAATCTTCAATTCTTTAATAGCTGAGTCTATTACTTGATGCCTTTCTTCGGCTTTTAGGTGCGTTCTAAACTCTAGAGC